CCCACCGTGGCGGCACTTCCAACACGCCGATCACCCGGCTGGTCATCCACGCCACCTGCCCCGATGTCGGCTTCCCGTCGGCATCGCGGGCAGGACGAGCAGTATCCACAGCGGAATATTTCGCGTCCACGTCGAGGTCAGCCTCGGCGCACTACGTATGCGACATCTCTACCACGGTGCAGTGCCTGTCCGAGGCAACGATCGGCTATCACGCGCCACCAAACGCCCACTCCATCGGCATTGAAATCTGCGCCGCCGGAGGCTCGCGCGCTTCATTTGAGAAGGCTTCTCACGCATACACCCGCGAGCAATGGCTCAGCCCGCAGGTATGGCCCGCCGTGGAGCGCGCCGCGATTCTCGCCCGCGACATCTGCCACCGACACCACATCCCCATCCGCCGCCTCTCCGTCGCGCAGGTGCGGGCAGGTGAGCGCGGAATCTGCGGCCACAACGAGGTGAGCGAGGCGTTCCACCAATCCGACCACGACGACCCCGGCCCCTATTTCCCGTGGAATGAATTTATTGCCGCCGTCCAAGGAAAACCACCACACCAGAGGGAGAACTCAGCATGTCAGACGTAAACACCCTGACCAAGCTCATCAAGGCCAGCAACGACCAGCTTCACTACGACATTGGCGTCGTCCAGACGCAAAACGGGAACATCAAGAAGAAAATCGACAATCTGTCGTGGGTGAAGAACCCCGTCACCGGCAAGAAGTGGTCCACTAAGGATGCCCTGTGGTCCGTCTGGTATTACGTGCTGGAATGCCGCAACCGCATCCAGGCTATCGAGAACCGTATTTACGACCTTGAGAAGAAGGTGAAGTGAATGGGCAAGCATTTCTGGCGCGGGTGTTTTGAGCGCGCCCTCAAGACTTTTATTCAAACGTTCATCGCCACGCTCGGTGTCGGCGTTGGTGTTGTATACACGGTAGATAGCGTTCGCGGTCTCCCGTGGCTGTCGGCTCTCATCACGGCAGCAGTAGCGGCTATTCTGTCGGTCGCCACGTCACTGGGATCGCCGGGCTTCGTGGCTGGCAATCACCCTGACGCCCCGGCCATCGCGAGTGAGGATGCAGGACTCATCGAACCTCCCGCCGAGCCCGCCCTGGACGTCCCCGCCGATGACCCCGGCATGATTGAGCCCACCGACGACACCGCCCCGACGGACAGCAAGTCCGGCTCTGTCTCTGTCGCACGCCATGCAGAGGTGTGATTATGCCCGAACCGAAGCTCCCCGCCGAGTATGCATACGGATATGTGATTGCTCGGGCCATTCGGGCTGTCGCGGACTCCACGGCAGCCGATGACCCCTACCCCGATGGCCCTCCCGTCTCCCTCAACCGGGCGGTGATTTTCCGTCCGCTGGAGACGGGGCGCATCATCAAGGGGGCACCCCTGAGCCGTCGGTGCGGTCGCAGCACGAGACAATCACTGCCGATCTGGACGCGGACGGATACCTATCGCTCAACGGCCAGCGGGGCCTGTGGCTCTGGACGGGGACGTGGCAGGTGTCGTTTGCCGCCGATCTGGGCTGGACCCCGTATCAGATCACGGTCACCACGGATCACACAGTGGATCATCCGCTGGACCTGTGGACCGCCGCCGGGTGGCAGCCACCCTCACCCACCACACCAACAGTCACCATCCTTGTCCCGGCTACCGTCCACGACGGCGACGTGCTCATACGCAGCGGCAACGAGGTCACCGGTATCCCACAGGAAACTTTCCAGGGCCCACCTGGCCCTCCCGGACCCATCGGCGCGACGGGGCAGCCATCCACTCTCACCGGGACAGGCCCGGGCCGTCCCGACATCATCTCGACACTGGACGCTTCGGGCCGGGCGTGGGTGCAATCAGCCCCTGTCGGTGCGCTGTGGGCCTCAACTGACGGCGCGGAGGTTGGGGCGTGGCAGTGGCAGCGGACACCGAAAAGCTGGCGCGTCACATACGGCATGACCCCGTTTATCAGCTTCCAGGACACCCTGCTAGCACTCCTCCGCAACTTCGGTTTTACAGTAGACCCGATTCCCGGCATGAGAAATGGTGTCGTGCGACATAATAACCTCATCATGCTGGATATTGGTATCGACATTAAATCCAAACCCGATAGGGGCGAAAATCTGGACATTAAAAGCGCTATAGGGTACGGGTGGATATGGAAGAGCATGAACATTAACAATGCCAATGGCGTTCTCATTGATTTTTCAACCGCAAGAATTCATTGGGCCAATGGCATTTATGTCCGCATATGGGATACTGGCCACGTCAAGATGTCGCGAGTATTTCTTGAGATGGACGAGAGCATGACATGGCCAACATCCCTGACCAATCCAAACGCCCCCACATGACAGGAGAACCCATGACTGACGATATACCCGCATTCCTTACCTGGCCCAACCTGACGCCTGACGACCTCGACTATGTCTCCGGGGCAGGTGGGGCCATCCTTGGCGAATGTGTCGCCCGCCTCGCCGGCATCACCGTCTGAGGAACAGTCACACAAGCCGCCCTCGACCACATTGCGTGGCCGGGGGCGGCTTTTTTGCTATCTCCGCCACACGATGACGGTGCCGGTGCCAACGAATGATGCTCCCTCGGGGCCGCGAATGAACGGGCCGACCCACTGCAGGCGGCGGCTGCGCTTGGGGCCGTAGGATTGGTGTGTCCAGTGTCCCCGCACCACATGACGGGTCGTCAACCGCCTGCCGGGGGCTTCTTTCTTGCTGACAGAATGATCACCTCGCACTCCGAGGCAGAATGCTACCCACCGTAGCAATTCGCTCACTCGCATTGAGCGTTTCGTACGGTTCTCGTACGGTCGCATACAGGAGCAGATGCATCACCCCTAGTCACAGGCGTACGTCGTACGCTCGCAATCTCCCACCAGGGGACGCTTGACTCCGACCCATTCCACATCATGCGGGCATGAAAAGAGCCGCCCCACTAGGTGCAACACCCACCGAAACAGCCCTGACAAGGTGGTCGGGGCGACAGGACTCGAACCTGCGGTCTCCTGCTCCCAAAGCAGGCGCGCTAGCCACTACGCTACGCCCCGTTGACCTGCCCAGCTTACTGGATTGGACGCCGTAGCGCGAATTGCCAAGAGCCCAAGCTCCCAGACAGCCCACAGCTCATGGTTTCCGGACAGTCCAGCCGGGTCCGTCCCGAACGTGGTCTCTCACACCCTGCGAGGCCTGACCAGCGGGAAGGCAATCGTCTCACGGATGGATGCCCCGGTGAGCATCATGACGAGCCGGTCCAGTCCCATGCCCATGCCCCCCGACGGGGGCATCGCATATTCCAGTGCCTCCAGGAAGTCCTCGTCGAGTTCCATTGCCTCGGGGTCACCACCAGCGGCTCGCAACGACTGGGCAGTGAATCGTTCCCGCTGGATCACCGGGTCGACGAGCTCGGTGTAGGCCGTGGCCACCTCCGAGCCCAGGACGATGAGGTCCCACTTCTCGGCAAGCCGTGGATCGTCACGGTGCTGGCGAGTCAATGGGGAGACCTCGGTGGGAAAGTCACAGTAGAACGTCGGCTCGACGGTGGTGCGTTCGTTGAGGTGCTCGTGCAGCTCCAGCACGACGTCACCACGTGAGGCAGACGGCTTGACGGGAATGCCGAGCCGCTTGGCGTGAGCGACGAGCTGCTCCCGGGACGTATCGGCACTCACCTCCTCACCCAACGCGTGCGACAGCGCCTCATTGACGGTGACGACTCGCCACGGTGCAGCCAGGTCGAACTCGTGACGCACTGCCTGCCGATCGACCCCGCGGACCATCGTCGTGCCCAGGGCCGCGGCAGCAGCACGACGAATCATCTGGGCGGTGAGTTCACGCATCTGGGCATAATCACCATATGCCTGGTATGCCTCGAGCATGGTGAACTCCGGGTTGTGGGTGGCGTCAGCCCCCTCATTGCGGAAATTGCGTCCGATCTCGAACACCCTGCCCACACCGCCGACCCTGAGCCGCTTGAGATACAGCTCCGGGGCGATACGCAGGTACAGATCGGTGTCGTAGGCATTGATGTGGGTGCGGAACGGCCGGGCATTCGCCCCACCGTGAATGGTCTGCAGAATCGGGGTCTCCACCTCGAGGAAGTCATGGCAGAGCAGGGTTTCCCGTACTGCTCGGATGACCTGGGAGCGTGCCACGAGCTGATCCCGGGAGCTGGGGTTGACGATGAGGTCGAGGTAGCGGCGTCTCACCTTGGACTCCGAATCCGTCAGACCGCTGCGTCGGTTGGGCAGCGGGCGCAACGACTTGGCCGAGACCTGCCAGTGCTCGGCCAACAGGCTCGTCGTGCCATTGCGTGACCTGCCGATCGTCCCGGAGACGACGAGGTGATCTCCCAGGGAGAGTTGACTGCGCAGTCGTTGCATGGATCGGGCACCCAAGGTCGCCTCCTCGAGCAGCACCTGACACTGTCCTGACCAGTCGGCGATGTCGCAGAAGACCACCCCTCCGTGGTCGCGTGTCGCCACGACCCGACCGCTGAGGCTCATCTGCTCACCCCTCACCGCATGCGTCACGTCCCCCGGGGCATGATCGGGAGTGCAGTCGGGGGGATAGGGCTGGATGCCGGCATCAAGCATGTGCTGACGAGTCGCCATGCGTACCCGCATCTGTTCGGGCAACCGACGCTGCGGCAGTGATGGTGCATCGGCCCGGGAGCTCAGGAAGGCAGCGATCTCGGGATGTTCGTCGGAACGGTAGATGGGCTGTTCGGACGGGACGCCCCGATAGAGCCAGCACGGAATGTCGAGTTGTCCCTCGGCAACACCCATGGCCAACCCCACCTGTGCCAGATCTGCCGTCACCGGGAAGACGAGGTGACGGGGCTGCCAACTGGGTAGGTACTTGACGTTGGAATGGTAGAGCTGTTCGATCTGGAACCACCGTGACGCCGTACCCACCAGACGGCGGTTGAGGCGATGCACCATCAGAGCTCCGACCTGGTCACCCTGCTCGATCATCTCGCGCAGCACGGCGAAGTTGAGCGAGACGCGGTGAATGCCCATCTCACGGCCAGCAGCCATGAGACCGGCAACCATGAGCTCGGTGACGCCGTTGTCGGCCTTCTGCAGATCACGTCGCATGACGTCGAGGCTGAGCCCGTCGGGCCCCCAGGGTACGAAAGAGAGCAGCGCTGCGGTGCGTCCTGACATCGGCCCGTCCACCGGGTACAGCGCCTCGACCATCACGGAACGCCCGTCCAACGGATCCCCCAGCCGCGACAGGGCCATGGAGAATCCCCGTTCATCGCCGTTCTGACGCCACAGATCGGCCAGGGCGATGAGATGGGCGAGCTCCTGCGGGTCGATCTCGTCATGGCGTCGCACCCGAGTCGTGTAGCCTGCTCGGCGCAATCGGTTGACGCTGTTGCGCACCGATTTCATCTCCGGAGCTTCCAGGGTGAAACTCTGCGGCGACAGGATGGCTTCATCGCCGATGCGCACTGCTCGCAGGCCCGCCCGCTGCCATGCAAGGGTGCCTTGTTCGGAGGTACCCAGCACGGCAGGCGTCCATCCGTTGGAATGAGCCATGTCCATGAAGGCCGAGATTGCCCCAGACCACTGTCCCCGCGGTCCGATGGGGTCCCCGGAGGCCAGGGCCACGCCCAGTTCGGCGCGGTAGCAGATCGCTGCCCGGCGATTCTCGGAGAAGATGGCTGCCTTGTCACGCCGCAACGAGAAGTATCCCAGCGAGTCAGCCGGGTTCTGTGCCAGCAGACGACGCAGCTCCAGTTCCTCGTCGATGTCGATGAATCTGATGTCGTGCTGGGACCGCATGAGGACGATGAGCGCCGCAACCACTGCCACGGCCATGAGGAAACTCACGATGCGGAACAGCCATCCGGGCATCGTCGCGTCCACCGGGACAATGCCCGGAATGTTGGTGAGATGTTCGAGCAGGGTGAGCAGCCGGGACGTGGGGCTGTCGGTGACACCTGCTGCCGAACTCATGGCCCACCCGGCTGCGAGCGAGACGAGGACACCGACGAGGGCGACGAGTACCGCCCGGTTGAAGTTCCGCCTGGCCACCCGGGCCACGAAATCATGTCGGTCGGCGATGAGCAGGCAGAGTATGGCACCAATGCTCACCACATTGAACAGGTACTCGGCGAGACAGTAGTCGGACACGTAGTCCGTGGGCCGCCCGGAGGCCACCTCGATGACGAGGGCAGCGACGTAACCCCAGGTGATGAGCCAGCGCACCAGGAAACCCGCCACGCACACCCACCAGGCGATTCTCCTGCGGTGCTTGAGGGAGAACTAGAAGATGACGAGCAGAACAGCCGTCAACCAGCCCGATCCTTCGATGGGGAACACGAGAATCGTGAATGCCCGAACGAGCCCGTCAAGCCACCAGGTTCGGCGGAAGAGCAACGCGAGGATCAACAGTGCAGCCCCGACACCCATGAGTCTGGGCACCAGGGAAGCCGCATGGGGTCTGCTGTGACGAGTGAATGGCACGATGCATACTTTGCCAGCAAATACCGGTAATTCCACACCGAGGACTGGCTGGGAGAACCGATCACCTCCATCTGGATCACCGGGCAGGAGGATCGATCCGGTTCACCACGTGAGCAGGGCCAGGACGGCGTCGTCGAGATGCTCGACGGCCAGTAGGCGACGTCTCGCTCGATCCCGCATGACGCCGATCGGTTCACCGAAGGGTTGATGCAGGCCGGGCCACACCGAGGTCACCGCCAGCGCCCAGGCCGTCACCTCGAGGGGCACCTGACCATCCCTGGCCATCAGCGGCCCCGGGTTGACGGCCGGTACGACCTCCCC